CTTGTTGTAAGTTGCCACCGTTAGCAACGGTATCAGCAGCCGATATCAATGGTAATAATTCTGGGTTACCAGTAGCAACTGCCGCTATTTTAGCAATAGAGCCAATTGGATCATCAATTGCCGCTTGACCTACTTTCTCGATAGTCTGGCCAATAGACTGAACTGCATCGCCAACAGCACTTGCGGCATCGCCAATTGCATTGCCAACATCACTTGCGGCATCGCCAATTGCATTGCCAACATCACTTACGGTATTAGAGATTGCTTGCGCTACTCCGCCCATTATAACGCACCTTTATCAATTGGTTGCGCTCTATCAGGTAATCCACCTTTATGCGGATCACCTAAATTTACCGTTACAATATAGTCGCCATTTGCGGCTTTTTGTATTTGATATCCCATATTAGGAAATGGCCGATGGCGTTTTACATATTTAAAAATACTCAACAAAGAAGAATCACTAAATTGAGTAACTAATGTTTTAAATCCAGCTAAACCAATTGCTTTAGTAAATATCAAAGAGTTATGCAGATAGTTTGGAATTGTATCTGCGTTAATAGCTCTAAATTGCGCAATCTTGCCGTCTTTAGGTGATTGATGCACTACAAAGATGGTGTTGCCTTCTCTTAACATCAAGGCTTTCATCTCGTGTGCCTCTAATACCAAACTAGCCTTAACCTGCTCGGCAGTATACTTGCCGCCAGTTTCCTTAGCAGCAATGGCAATTATCTCGTCTTGAGATAACTTCTGATGTTTTGAATTAACAAGAGAAGACACAACAGCTATTATTTTGCTGTTTTTGCCTTAGCTGCCAAAGCCTCTTCAACGGCCTTCTTGAACTCAGGGCTGATGGTGTTTTCATCAGTCTTGCGTTTTGCCAAGATGGCATCAGCAACGGCTTTATCGTTGAGGTACTTCATTGTTTGTTGTCCGTGCATTTTGATTCCTTGGTTATTGTATCTACTTATATTAATGCAAAAAATACAGGTTTAGCGCCCTAAATCAAGCATTTGTCCTGTTTACTATTAAACTAAAATGGTTGGCCCAGTCCTGCCAATTATCGTATTGATCTGGGCTATCTATAGGAAATGGCCCAAACTTTGCCAAACTAGCCATGTGCCTGGCAACATCTTTCCAGTCTTCTTCTGGCTTAAACATAATATGCTCCTGGCTGTAATAAATGGCCAGGTTGCCGTTCCAATCTTCCCAGGACATATACTCTGGTGTAATTGGGAAAAACTGGGTTATTGGATTACGGCCGCTCATCACCGTACTCAGCGGTAATCATTATTTTACCCATCTCATAATTACCGTTTAATATGTTTGATTCAAACTTTAGCTGCACTAAACGGTATTCAACACGAAGGTCAATTTTACCAGTAGAAGGGTCAAAATAGTAAGGACCAGAAATCTCTTGAGTTGTTGTGTCATCGGAAAACTTTTGCCCTATAATGCTCATAGACATAGTGCCAGACTGTAAAAAGTTTGGCTCAATACGTCTTAAATGGGTGCGGCGGTTTGTTCCTACCAGATTAATGCCAGCAGATTTGCCAGCGCTTCCACTGATCCAGCTAATATCGCTAGTGGTAAAACTAGAATAAATAGCCACCTCACCAGCAACGCCAATTTGGTTTTGACCATACTCATGCTGCCACAAATTAAATCCACCGATGGTGTAATACACCGGCTGACCGACGCTTGGGGTTGGCAATATGCTAGATGAAACAGTGACTAATGTAACGCCAGGTGGTTTTACAGTAGTGTTATAAATATTTTGGCTGGCTGTAATTTTGTANGTTTTATTAAAACTATTAGTCGGAACAAATGTTACACTNTCTCCAGGNCTAAACTGCGCAGTTTGGTCGCCCGCTAAATAAAACTGATTAGCTGCAGGAGCTGATAAACTAGCGGGGTGAGCAATTACATTAATTGCCGGGCCAAACACTGGATCATAGTTCCAATCACACCAAATAGGATTAGGCAACAGCTCCGTGGTGTATCCACAAGAACGTTGAGCACCTATGGCCTGACCGGCGTCATACCAGATCTTGTCTTTGGTGTTATAGATAATAGCATCAGTACATTCAGTAGCTGTGCCACGGGGATAAAAGAACCAAATCTCGTTATAGCGTGGAACCTTAGTGGCCCATACTTTTTGACGTTGCTCGTAGTTGATGTTATCAAATAGCCAGTTTACGTTTTTATCATTAGGCAATACCTGAACGCTACCATTATATAAATAGAAGCGGTCAATACCCATCCACCAGAAAGCACCATCCATCTCAACAACACAACTAGATGACATGATTGAGATTTGGTTTGAAACAATGTCATAGTTCCAATAGGTTGATGGCGATGTTGCCGCTGACGCGCCCGCTGGGTTAAATGTAACACGAATAAGAGAGTCAGTGGCCCAAAACAAGCCAGACGGTGAATTGGTACCACCACGCATTGGCATGCCCTTAACGATCTTAGAGCCTGCAACGTTTACCTGGTTGGCTAACGGTCCGTTCCAATCATAAAAATTTTGATTCCCATAAGTACCATTAACATTATTGTTAGCGATAAACCCATTAGAGCCATACACGAAAATAAATGGATACAGGACACAAACACCTCCGTCAACAGAGATTGGTTTATATGTTGGGTTTTGACCTTGGCTATCGGACAATCCAGTAAAAGTCCAAGTAGAGTTATTTGCTGGTGTGATACCACCAACTAATACTTGGGTTGCAACGCCGTTGTCGATGTTAGATAAGTTTTTACCTGGATGGGCTAGTATAGATAACTGTTTACCCTGTGGGCTAAACAAGGCATCAAACTGCCAGGTAATTGTATAGTTACCGGTAGATGGATCTGTTTGGCTTGTAGAATCACCAGTAAATACTGGTGTGGTATTTAAGTAAACTGTAGTAACGTTACTAGGAACTGTATTGCCTGATACAACAACCGTTGTATTGCCGGATGTGTATGTTGAGCTGGTAATTGTGGATGTTGCGGTATTACCAGTTTGAGAATAAATAACAACGTTGTTTGCAGAGAACGCAGACACTGCATTTCCGCTAATAACAAATGATGTAGCGTTACCATAAGTTACGTTGGCAAATGCAGTACCAGGTAAAATGGTTGAAGTAAATGGTCCACTACCAGTTGCAAAGGTTGTGCCAGTGGTAAATACATCTAGCTCTTTATAGTTACCGGCAAAGATATAGTTAACGCCATTGTATGGCTGCGCTATCATGCCACGATAAATACCAACCAAGCTATTAAAAATGGAACGGAAGCCTCCCATTTTTTTAGGAATCATACGCTGAAAGCGGCACCATACACCATCGGTGTATTCCTGTGTGTCAAACGCAGTACCATCTCGCTTTATGCCTGCTGGTAAAGCTAGGCTATAAATCTTGGTAAATTGCGTTGTGTCTTGCTGAGTGTTATCAGCCGCCATTTTTAGTATGTCCCGCCGCTAATTAATTTAGCGGTTAATGAACCAATAATATTTACCGCCGGGGCTGATGGGTTTGAGCCATCCATATTTATAATCTCAGTGCCGTTAGCAGTTAAGCCCAATACACCAGTACCAACAAGATACATACCAGTGGTAGTATCATTAGTAAATGAAAACGCTGGTAATGCTGCAGAACCGTTGGCTGCGTAGAACAAACCGGTAGATGCAGAAGTTAATGTGTAAAGGTTTGTACCATCGCTTAATACAGTAAAAATATTACCAGCGGATAAAATTAAAGGTGGTTGTGAACTACCTTGGTTTTTAAATGTTATGTTATAACCAGTTTGATTGGTGTTATTAACCAAAATATAAATCTGGGTAATAGCGGGCAATGTTACAGCCAAAGTCTGTGTACGAGTACCAGTCTGCGCAATATAAGTTTGAATGATTGGTGCATAGGATGTAAGACTTAGTGCATTACTAGAAATAGTGTCCACATCGTATGTTGCTGAGTTAAACGTTACAGCAGATGGAGCAACCCAACCAACAGTAACAAAACCGCCAGCAGCTGGATCATAAAAAATAAAACCAGAATCACCAGGATTGGTTGTAATACTGGCAGTCCCATTGATTGTATTTGGATACACTGGGGTAATACTTAAAGAGCCCGTACCATTATTCCTAAATCCAATATACCAACCAGCGCTCAATGACGATGTATTTGGTAAATTAAAATTACCGGCACCGCTATTCCAAACAAAGGTAGCAGCACGACTTTGATCATTAATAGTTGGTGTAGATGTTACATCAACCGTATTTTGTGTTGTAGCTAATTGGCCATTAACTGTGGTTAAACCAGCACCAGCTAAAGTAGCTGCATCGGCAAACGATGTGCCAACACCAAAGGCTACATTGCCCCAAATGCCACCAGCGGAAGTGTTATCAGTAAGATAGAAATAACGAGCATTACCACTGGATAATGTAACTGAATTTGCACCAACATAGTCTCGAATTGTAACTGCATTGGAACCCAAGTTGCGGAATAAAATGTCCGCACCCACTGTACCTTGGTCAGCTTCTGGTAAATAGATAATAGAAGCATTAGCGTTAGAACTACCAGACACGCAGTCAATGATACGAGCAGCAGGAATTTCGCCAGTTGCTTGATTAACAACGGAAGGCCAATAGAGATTTGTTGGTGAACTAAATGAGAGAGCATAGTAAGATACATCTGTTGGAGTAACAACAGTACCTGTAAACGGCGATGTGTAGACTGGGGTTGTCATATTTTATGGTTCCTGAACCGTAGTATTGCGATCCACACGACGGGCGTCATCTTCTTTCTTGAGTGCTGCAAGTGCGTCGGTGTAGTATTGTTTCCAAATAGGTAGCTTATCAAGTGCCTTTAAGTAGCCTTGTGCTTGTAGTAAAGAACCATAAAGCATGGCTTGTGGGGCAATTGCTGTCCACAGGTTTTGTTGATTTTGTGCGTCTAATGGTTGAATCTCAGCGTAATAAATAATTTCTACTGGATAGCTTTGATCTGGAGCCGGTGCAAAATTCCAGTTACTATAATCGTAATCAGAATAATATTGTGGTTTAGCATTAGAAGACTCAGATAAATATTGAGCAATATAATCTTGGCTACGAAGCAGCATTGGCTGACCGTTAACCTTCATGGATACAGTCTTACGCCAACGAGCTGGTTTGTTAAGAATAGTTTGGTTTGTTGCCAAGTTAGTCTCAACAACAATTAACTGCATGTAAGTCTTTAACTCAGCTGCAATAGATGACTCTGCCAATGCAATCAGGTTAGGAATCTGCGCAACAAAGTCGACATCATTCCTTTCCATATATTGCTGGATATTAAGTACTAACGAATCATAGGTCATTACAACAGCCATTTATTACCTCGTGTAGTAGCTTATGTTAGGTTGGAAGTAGATTGGTGACTTATCACGGTCTTCATCTTCAAATTCTTGACGTGCTACAAGCGCCAATTTTTCCAGGTATTGAACACGTTGTAAATCAATCTGTGGCAACTGCATAGCCAACTTGTGTGACAACGCTGCCTGGAAATATGGAATAGCACGATCAGGCATGTACAAGTCATTTGTCAATGAACCAACGTCCTGGGGTTGTAGTTCCAGGATCATTTCAAATACTTGGTAGTTATTGTTTGGTACTGGCCACAAATACATCTGTGGATCGATTTGACGATTAAACCAATACTGCAAAGAACGCTGGCTATTAAATTGCTTGTTAGGCAAATCAAAATAGTCTGTACGATTTAGACGTGCTAATGGAATAACTTGCTGTGATTGTGCAAATTGAATAGCACGCAGTGAATAGGTTGAAGTAGTATTACGGTTTTGCAAACGATAGTAGTAGAACTGCTGTGTTGCATTAATTTGATAATACTGCCACTCAAAGTCTGCTAGTGTTACAGAATCAAAAGATTGCCAAGTTGTCCAGTTAATACCATCATTACTTACTTGCAAATCTAATGAGTAAGTGGTACTAGTATTTGGGGAGTAAGCGTTAAAGCCAACATAGAATACACGAGTCTGTTGGCTGTAAGAAGCACCAAAGTAATTCTCAGACAATGTGGTTGTAGCATGCAAAGATAAATCAGCATTACTTGTCTGATTAAACAATGATGGCGCGTTGGCGTTATCTAATGGTAGTGCTGCAGAGATAGATGGGTTAGTGATATAAACCCAGTTTGCCTCTAACACGTCAACCGTGTTCTTTGGCATGTTTAAGTATTGTTGGTTGGTTTGTGCACCAAGTACTTCTACTTTTTGTAGCCAGATATTAACGCCACGGTTAACAGAGTTCTGCAGAATGTAAAATAACGCCTGCTTGCCAGCGTTCACTAGCTCAGGCGTCATCTCTTCTGCAGTTCTACCCGCATCACGATAAGCGTATGAAATCAGCTGGTCAACATTAACTGCTGTCTGATTATAAGTATTGGAATAAGCCACGGCTTACTTCTTTCTTTTTGCTTGGCCGCCAGTTTTTAACTTAGACAAGTCGGTATGCTTTTCCTCATGCAGCTGATCATCGTGCATCTTAAATGCTTTTTTAATCATCTGTTTATCTTGAGCAACGTCGCCGCCTTTTTTGTAATGGCCGCCTTCGCACATCATTTTAGGATTTTGTTTAAAGTCTTTCATTAGCGTCCTCTTCCAGCGGCTTTTTTCATTACCTTCTGTGGCAGGTTTGGTTTAGCTTTACCAGCCTTAACAAACTCTTTACCAACTTTTTTAGGGATGCCGATGGTTGATTTACCTTCGGCTGCGGCGTACATAGCGCCTAGTTGTGCTTTAGATTTGATTGGCATTATTTGCAATCCTTTTTAACTTTACCACCACGCTTTTGACCGCCAGGGATAGTTGAGCCACCAGGTGCAGATCCCATGTTACCAGCGCCAATGTTTGATGTCATTGGGCTTGGATTCATACCACCTTGTTTAACAAACTCAGCTTGCTGTGCTGGCCCAAGATACTTCATTGCATTTTTGGCACGATCTGCCATGCGTTGGTTTTCTAAGTCTTTTAGGATTACAGATTTTTGTACTGCAGACGGTATGCCAGTTGACATACCGTCAGCAAACTTTTTTACTTT